TAGAGGTCGACTTCCTCGTTGACGATGTAGAACTGACCGTACTTCGACACAGTTGCCGTCACGTCGGTGAACGACGGAACGTCCGCATCGCGGCCCATCATAAACGAAGCCGTACCCGTCAGCTCTGCGAGAGTGGCAGTCGACGGGTCTTCCTGCTCGATACGGCGCCACTTGATGGTCGACGTACCCTGCTGAGTGCTGATCTTACCGGGGACGGTGCCAGCGAAGTAAGGGCAGAGCTGCTGCGCGCGGCGCAGGAACGTCTGCTCGAAAATCACGTTTACCGGCTTTTGCAGCTCGACATCCGTGGCAGTAATAGGCTGAGCCATGATCGTACTCCTTTCGGCTCACGACCCCGGCGAAGGAGGCTAGACTTTCGGTCTGAAACCGAACTTCTTTTCGACGTCGGCAGCGAATTCCTGATCCGACATAGAAGTGTAGTTCGGCGCCTTATCCTCTGGGGTCTTGGTTGACGCACCCCGAACGGCAGCCGACACGACCTCACGATCTTCCGTCGCATTCGGATCAGGCCGTTTCGAAAACTCTGCCGCGAAGTCGCGGGACAGTTTCTCAACGATACGTCCGAATGCCTTCTGGTCTTTCTTGCGATTGACCCAAGCGCTGGTCAGCTTCGGATTTTCCTCGGCAGTTGCCTCGATCCAAGCACGAACGAACTTGTCGCTGGCCAGCTTGTCGGAGATCTCTCCGCGGATGGCCACGACCGTCTTCGCCATGTCGGCATCGAACTGCCGCTGAAATTCCTCGCGCCGACGCTCTTCTTCCATGTCCAGCAACTTCTGGACCTGGGATGACAGATCGTTCTGTGTTTCGGTCTTCTGTTCGGTCTTTGCAGGCTTCGAAGGCTTTTCTTCCTTCATTGCCTTGGGATCTGGATTGTCGCTGTCGTCAAACTCCGCCAACAACTTTTCCAGATCATCACCGTTTCCCTGTGCGTCGCCGTTCGTCTCAGTGGATGGCTTGGCCTTCCCGTTGACATCGTCGACCACGGACTGCTGGCTCTCGGACATACGGTCTCCTTTCCCGATGAGCTTAGTTATTCCGCTTCTGGCGGAATCTGGTTGTTCGTGAGCAGCGCCAGCCACATTTCGTGCTGCGCAACCTTTCCACTCACGTAGATCCACTCGGCGCGAGCCTTTTCAGCGTCAGCTGCCTGGGATCGTTTGAACCTAGGGATTCTTGGTGCCTCTACAGTTTTCAAGAGATCCGGAAACCCCGGATGCTCGCGCATGATGAGCAGCAGCGACTGAAGCGCTTCGGACTTTTTCAACACTTAGACCGCCGCTCCGATGTTCTGCAGCGCCACCGTCTGGGCACCAGGGTTGCCTGCCAACGGATCGACAGGTGGCGGTAGCGCCGCTGCAGGCGCTTCAGCGCGTGGCGGGTTCACAATAAGATCAATATCCGTCCATCCGCCCTCGCGAAGCGTTTCGCGGATTGCTGCGGCAATGTTGATCTGCGGGTCCGGACGCTGTCCGATTTGAGCCATGGTCTGAATATTGACAGCATCCATCTGAAGCGCGAACTGCAGCGACGAGAGCCGATCACGGGTTTTCTGCTGCTTCTCAGCCGGTCCCCCAGCGCCGAACCATTCGAACGTCGATTCATCAGGAAGGTGGGCCTTGCTGATTTCGACCCAGCCGCCGTACGAGTCGATGTAGAACTGGACCGTCTGCTGCCCTGACAGAGCGCCGCGAGCCATCGCGTATGACATATGCAGCCATCGCTCGATCGGCCCTTTGCCGACCTGATTGACATAGTCGACCGTTCGGACAGCGCCGCGCTGCAATTCCGCGTCTTTGGCGAACGCCGTGGTGTGCGATACCGTCTGCGCGCCGAGACGAGACGGAAGCACACCTGTCAATTCGGCATACAGGCTGATACCTGACGTCATGATCGACGCCAGGGCAGCCGGATCTCCGCCGACTTCGGCGTAGACCTTCACGCCGTCCGTAGACTGCCACTGTGCGTACGGATAGATCTCAGGACCACCCGTCATCGCGAATGACGTGTCATCCTTTCCGTACCCTACGGGCGGCGCGTTCTTGAGAGCTGCCGAGTCCATGAGGCGGTTCAATGCGTCGGTCGCCATCATCTGCACCGGGCGGCCTTTGAGCAGTGGGCTCGCCGGGTAGTGATCGTCTGCCCCTTCGAAGTGATAAGGGAACAGCAGGTAGCTGGAAAACGGCGACTTACGGAACCGGCACCGGATCACGCCGCGAGACACATTACCGCCTGAATCCTTGCCGCCCATCGCCACTGTGACGATTGCATTCGGAATGACCACCGAGCGCTGGGTCTTACGAGGGACGATAATATCGCCTTCCATTTCCAGCAGAGTGACGTATCCGTTATCGTCAGGCTCGATGTCGACCATAGCCTTGGCCATCCATCCGCCGTCTTCATCATCCGGGTTGGACGACCCGCGACTTACAGCAATCGCCAAGTTCTCGTATTTGATGTAATCGACGGATATGTGAGACTCACCGAGCACATGCGCCGAGTGCGTCGAGGCTTTCTGGTCGTCCAGATAGGTATTCTTAATCGAGCAGGGGATTAGAACCGGGATGCGCTGATTCTGCTTCACCGTCCCGTTAGACTCATGGATGAAGATGCTCTTCGTCTGCATCCTCCCGCGGCCAACACCCATGCCGTACTTGAACGCCTCGGCATTGATGCGGTCGACGCGGCTGGCCAAGTCGTACTGCTTGAACTGGTGCTTCAGAAATCCTTCAACCAGCTTGTCTGCGTTGTCCTGATTGATCTGCGACGGCACTTCAGTCTCATCACCGAGGATGATCGATTGAAAGTCAGTCCGATCCAAATACTTGTCAGTCATCTGCGAATGCGCGCTGAACCACGGACCGCTGTCCGGAAACAGCATGCGGCGGGCATCAGCAGTCAGAACTTCAAGCGCTTGTGCCTGCAAGGGCAGCTCCATCTCTGACATCCAGAGCTTTCGCTTGTCCATGGAGCCGTCAGGCATCATCTTCGCGCCGCGGTCGGGGTCCATCGCGATCTGTCGATCAATATCTTTCCACTGAAGCTCACGGTCCTTGCGGGCGCGCTTTCGGCGGTTGTATTCCTCGATCACTGATTCCGCGATGTACGCCCAATCGCGCTTGTCGAAGCGGCGCTTGGACGACACCGAGCCTTGCGGGCTGATTTCTTTCGCATCGACCTCAGACGCCATTCTTAGCGATCCTTGCTCTACGTTTCATGAAATCGTTGGCTGCGTTCAGTGCCGTATTGATGCGCGCCAGCCGCTTCGTTTCCTTGTCGTATTCCGGATTGTGGAATGCCGCGAACAGCATCGGCACGCCGATCTCGAAATCATCCGCCGATCGTTCAAGCCAGAAGATCGTCAAGTACGCTCCGAACGGAAACTCTGTAGGATCATCGGCGCCGAAGCGGCGGAACTGCACGTGCGGCGTTGCAGAGAACCCATCGGCGATGCAAACAGCCGTTCCGCTAATGACTTCACGACACACCGGTTCCAACCCAGCTGCTCGACAGGCACTTTCGATGATCTGTTTCTTGAGTTTCAAGTCTATATCCTCGTGCTTGCGATCGGCCTTGTCGGTGCCATGGACCGGCGAATTGATGACGTGCTAGGAGCAACGGCATAACGAAGCATCATCACCGCGTAGAACGTGGCTTTTAGAATGTCGTCGCGACGAACCGAGAGCTTTCCATCCTTGCGATGGTATGATCTCTTTTCCTCGAACCACTCATTCAGATGAGCGAAGACCTTGAAGCGGCCCGTCATCATCCGCTCAAGAACCTGATCAATGATTGGTTCGACGGGCTGAGCGCCGCCCTTCTCATCCTGTCCGGGTACTTTCGGATAGCGTGCCGACTTCGAAAGCATATTGACGCCGTGCTTTCGGTATGTGTCAGCGATCGTTGCGCCGCCGCTCTTCTCTCGGTTCAGACCGTCATGAGGCCACGATACAGGGATGATCTTTGCGTACTGACCCTTATTGAACCACGCCGCGTGGTAAGGTGCTTTCTCGTTCGCTTTCTTGTAGCAGTCGATGACGTAGACGATGTCTGCATCTCGATCCCACGCCAGTTCGACGCCAGCCGCGGGATGATCCATGCCAAAGTCACAACCCTTGATCCGGGCGAAGTATGACGGAATCTCGAAGGCATCGACGCGAATATCCGCGTCGTCTACCGGGAACACGGCGCCCTCCCCAAGCATCGGGATGCCTTTCGTTCGTGCGTCCCGCTCGTGCGCGCGATAGCTAGATGACAATCGTTCCTGATCGTCTTTAGAGAGATGCGGCGCATCGTTCCACGTCGCGTTTGTGATGGAAATTCCGTTGCCGCCATCCATGAAGTGCTGCACCAGTTCCGTGACGCCACGGAGTGGGGTGAACGTTACCAGTAGAATGCCCTTGGAGGTCAGAATGCGCGTCTGGCACTCCGAGAAGATCATGTAGTCGTCCGGTTCCTCATCGAGCCAGACGACATGCGGTGCCGTGCCTTGGAATTTAGGCCAACCCATCTCGTAGGTCTTGAGTGTGCACGTCGAAACGCCGCCAGACTTGTGGCGCACGTTGACGGTCTCCATCACGTTCTTCACTCCTGCCTGGCGCATGGACGGTTGACCGATGATTTTTACCTTCGGAACCGCTCCAGTTCCGAGCTTCTCACCGGGGCCGCCGAACAGTTCGGTCTGAACGATATCGCGGGATGTTTCGTTCGTTGGAGAACCCGTCCACACGAGAACCGGGCGATCAAACCGTTTTCCCTGCCACCATTCAGGATAGTTGCCTGTCAAATGGTACGAGACTTCGCACGCCGCCGAGAACGTCTTTCCAACACGGTTGGCTGCCATGAGCATCCGTTCCGGATGATCGGCGCCCTCCAGATGACATTTCTGCTGCCATCGATACGGTCGATAGGTCGAGATCTTGTTCGTCTGCAGCGCGATCTGGAACTGGTGAAGCATCTTGGCGAGCTGCGCCGCTCGCTCAGGCTCCATCGTCTCAAATGCCTTGGCGATTGCCTCGAATTCTTCCGGGGTCCAGTCCGCCTCTTTTATCTTCGGAACTGCTTCAGTCACTACGTCTCTGCCTGTAAGCGGTAAGCCAAATGCGCAGTACCTGACACCAGCTGATGGTATCCGCTATCGCCTCCGGACCATCCGGACCATCCGGTAGACACACCTCCATCACTGCGCGCGACGACAACGGCAACCCGTCTCACTTCTCCAGACTTAATTTCATTGATCACATCAGTCAGAAGATCGATTGCCGACTGGTCTGGCTCTGGAGTGGGCATCGGAATGATGCCCATAACCGGCTCGCGCTTCATGTCCATCACACGCCCCATCGGGTCTCGAAAATGCGTCTATTTCGCTCGGCGCCACCCTTCGGCCACACCGTACGCGGTGCCGGGGCGTGGTCGACAATCAAATGATCGCAAATGCGGAACACTGCGCCCTTGTCGTGCAGCGCCCAGAGGAAGTCGTTGTCCTCGTAGCCCTGCCCCTCACGATAGTCGCAGCAGAACCCGCCGACTTCGCGAAAGAACTCACGGTGAAGCACTGCGCAGAAGTGCAACCCAGCGCCTTCCGGCATCTTGGCTTGCCCACCTGCTCTGGAGTTGGACTTGCATAACCACGTGTTTAGCTTCTCATCCCAGCACGCAGCTGCGATGTAGCCTTTCGGGCCTGCGTCACGCAGTTCGCTCAACATCCCAGGGATCACGCGTTGCCGGTGCATGATCTCTGGATTGGTGAGCAAAATGACGTCGCCTTTCGCAAGATCGACGCCGATGTTGATCGGCACGCATGGGTTCTTAGCCTGCAGCTTCGGCGGCAGATCAATGACCTTCACCGGCCACGGCAGCATGGCAGGTATTGCCGGTTTCTCGGACGATCCATCATTGACGATGACGAACTCTAAGTCGAGATCACTGTAGTTTTTCGCATAGAGCCCTAGGCTCTGCATCAGCGCCGCTGCTCGATACCAGTACGGCATGACGACAGATACTGTCACGATGCGGCGCTCGCCAAGGGGATGCCGAACTTGTCGG